ATAAAGTATGCCTATGACAAGCTACCTGATGAAATCAAAGCGGCTAACCCAGCGAGTAATGATGCGGCTGGTGAGTTGGTGTTTAGCAAAGGCGGCTCGCTCTATATCAGCACGTCATTTCGTGGCGGTACGCTCCGTTATTTGCACGTTTCTGAGTTCGGTAAGATATGTGCTAAGTATCCAGAGAAAGCCCGTGAGATTGTCACTGGCGCATTTGAGGCGGTATCAAGCGATTGTTTTACGACGATTGAAAGCACAGCGGAGGGTCGAGCAGGTTATTTCTTCGATTATTGCCAGTCTGCTGAGAAAGCGCAAATTCAGAATAAGACTCTCTCTAACCTAGACTGGAAGTTCTTTTTCTTCTCATGGTGGAAGAATCCAGAGTATGCCATTAATCCTGTTGAGCCATTACCCCAGCGGTTAGTTGATTACTTTGATGAGATAGCCAGCAAACATGGTGTTCAATTAAATGAGCGCCAGAAAGCATGGTATTACGCCAAAGAGAAAACGCTTGGCGACGATATGAAACGGGAATATCCGTCAATACCGTCTGAGGCATTCCAACAATCGGTTGAAGGCGCTTACTACGCCAAGCAGTTCCGCTTCCTGTACGAAAATAAACGCATTGGCACACTTCCTGATAACTCGCACTTACCGGTTCACACGTACTGGGATATTGGTGTGGGTGACTCAACGTCAATTTGGTTTATTCGTGAAGTGGGCGAGGAGTTCCACATTATAGACCACTACTCAAACAGTGGTGAAGGTCTACGGCACTACATGAAAGTACTGAAAGACAAAGGCTACACATATGCAAGTCACAATGGCCCTCATGATATCGATAACCGTGAGTTTGGCTCGGATGCGAAATCTCGGCGTGAATTAGCGCGTGAGGGGTACGAAATCGACGGACAAATTTACTCAATCCGATTTGAAGTAGTGCCGAAGCTTTCAGTTGATGAAGGTATCGAGGCAGTACGTGAAATTCTGCCACTTTGCGTGTTTGATGAGCATAAATGTAGTGAAGGCATTGCTCATCTAGAAGCTTATCGTAAAGAGTGGGATGACAAGCGAGGCTGTTGGAAAGATAAACCGCTTCACGATTACACGTCGCATGATGCTGACGGATTTAGGTATTTTGCGGTGAGTCGCAGAAATACCAAGCGTCCAGCATTCGAAATTAACCTAGGAACAACCTTCTGATGAGTACAACAAATGTAGATTTCACTCGACCGGAGTATAAAACGGCTGCTCCTCAGTGGGAGTTAGTGCGCTCTGTTTGTCGAGGTGGTGAGGACATAAAAAGCTATCTTCCTGAGCTTGAAGAACAAGATGGCAAACGCAAAAGGAAACGCAATAAAGACTATCAGGACCGTGCTGTGTTTTACCCAATAACAGGTAACACCCGTAACGGTATGATAGGCATGGCATTTAAAAAAGATCCCTTAGTTGCTGTTGTCGAAAAGCTTTCGTGTTTAAAAGATGATGCTGATGGTGCGGGCTCAAGTATTTATCAACTCGCTCAGTCCTCGCTTGAGTCGGTATTAGAGGTAGGGCGACACGGGCTATATGTTGATTACAATAGTGATTCTAAACTTCCGTACATATTTCAATATCGAGCTGAAGATATCATTAATTGGCGTACAGCGCGGATTAATGGGCGCACGATGTTAACGCTGGTGGTATTGCGAGAGACAATTGAAGAAGAGGACGGATTTGGATTTAAAGATGCAATTCAATACCGAGTATTAGCGATAGAAGAAGGTAAGTTTATCTGCCGCGTGTATCGCAAGCCCAGTGGAAGTAGCGTTTTTGAAATTTCTTCTGAGTATATACCTGCGCGTGCTGGTAACGGTGTGTGGAATGAAATTCCATTTACATTTATTGGTGCACAGAATAATGATCACACTATTGATGAAGCCCCACTTCTAGGATTGGCAAAAATCAACCTAGGGCATTATCGAAACTCTGCTGATTATGAAGATTCTGTTTTCTTCTGTGGGCAAATACAACCTTATCTAGGTGGGCTAGGAACAGAATGGCGTGACTATCTAGAAAAGAAAGGCGTTATGGTTGGTTCTCGCTCGCCAATTATGTTGCCAAAAGAAGGTTTCTTTGGTTACGCTCAGGCTCAACCTAACATGCTGGCAAAAGAAGCAATGGACAGTAAACGCGATTATATGGTTGCGCTCGGTGCTCAATTGGTTTCTGCTGATAGCAAAGTTAAAACGGTTATTCAGTCTGTCGGTGAACAGAACGCACAAACCTCTATCCTGAGCATCTGTTGCTCTAATGTTTCCGATGCATGCAGTAAATCGCTAATATGGTGTGCTGAATACTTAGGTTTAGATACTGCAGGCATTTCGTTTGAGATTAACAAAGACCTCGTTAATCACATTGCCGATAGTTCGATGATCCGTGAAATCGTCGCAGCATGGCAATCTGGCGCAACGCGTAAATCTGACTTAGTGAGAAGTTTGCAGAAATATGATGTTATCGACCCCGCTGATGATGTTGATGTGGTGGTGGATGAGCTTAATAATCAAGAGCCGACAATGGTAGGTGAGACATGAGATCAGTGAATGAGCGGTTAATGGATGAATTGATTGCTCACTCCCTGTTTTCTGGTCGCTATTCTACAGGGGTGGCTAGACGCATGATAAAGGCACTTAATGAGTTTGATGCTGAATTAACTGCTTCACTTATAGTGTCTTTAGATGATACCTCCATCGATGTTAATAGTTTCACTGCAAGGCGATTGGAGTCGTTGCTGTCCAGCGTTAGAAGTATTAATAAGCGAGCTGTTGATAGCGCTTTTTCGCTACTAACGGAAGAAATGAGAGCGCATGCATTATATGAGGCTGGTTATTACCCATCCCTTTTTGATTCTCTACTACCTGATGTTGTTCTACGCAAATATCCACTAATGAGCATTACAGAGGAAATGCTATTTTCCTCAGTCATGTCTCGCCCATTTCAAGGGAAATTACTTTCTGAATGGGCTGATGGGTTAGAGTCAGATCGCATGACACGCATAAATAACGCTGTTCGTAATGGTTATTTAAATGGTGATAGCGCGGTAGAAATCGGACGTAAAATCAGAGGACATGCAAACCAAGGTTATAAAGATGGCATATTGCAACTAAGCCGAGCTAATGCGACGACAATAGCTAAAACTGCCATTAGCCATTTACAAGCAACAGCGCGAGATCAGTTTGCTGGTGCCAATAAAGACATTCTTGATTGTAAACAGTGGTTATCTACCCTCGATAATAAAACATCTCACGATTGTATTATTCGTGACAGACTGAAATACACGCTGGAAGGTAAGCCTATTGGTCATAAAGTTCCTTACCTACAAGGCCCAGGAAAAATCCACTTCAATTGCCGTTCAACAGAAACATTGGTTACCAAATCATGGCGTGAATTAGGCATTGATTTAGACGAGATGGATGCAGGAACGAGAGCATCAATGGACGGGCAAGTGCCAGCGGATACTAATTTTCTTGATTGGATACAGCGACAACCTGAGTGGCGACAGCGACAGGTATTTGGAGAGACAAGGTTCAGGTTGATGAAAGAGGGCGGTATGCATCCATCCGAATTTTACACGGACAAAGGTGAGTTTATTTCTCTCGAACAGCTCAGGGAGATAGACAAGCAAGCATTTAGAGAGGCTGGATATAGCTAATCAATAAACCATTTAACAAGGTCACCTCGGTGGCCTTTTTTGTTGCTTAAAAAACTAAGGAATATAACTATGTACGCACTTAAATTAATTACTGAACGTGAAGGACGTAAAGTGGAAGAAGTCCACTGCTTAGGAGATATGTACCGCTTAGAGTTTTATCCTGAATCAGAAAATAAAGATATCGTGGCGCGGGTTGAACACACAAAGAAAGACGCCATCCCATTATTTGATATTAAACGAACAGATCATGCTTACATTACAACGATAGTCGGTGACACGGTTCGGGTTATCAGTCGCGGATTAAAATCAAACTAACACTGGTCGCTTATGCGGCCTTTTTTATTACCTAAATTCAGCTTAGGGCTGAGTTAATTCAACGCGCTAGGCGCATTCAATCCCAAGGGGAATAACATGTTATTTATGAATATCGAACGCAAATACTATTCACAGGCTGATGATAGTTCGCAAGGTGGAGGGGGTGGAGTACCAGAAATCACCCCAGAGATTCAAGCCATCATCGATAAGCAGGTCTCAGGGCTAAAGGCTAAAAACAGTGAGTTACTCGGCAAGCTCAAGGAGCAAGGCGATAACTTGAAACGCTTTGAAGGTATTGATCCCGACACTGTGAAGGGAATGCTCAAACGCTTTGAGAATGACGAAGAAGCTAAACTCATTGCAGATGGCAAAATTGACGAGGTTCTCAATAAGCGTACTGAGCGTTTGCGTGGTGATTTCGACAAGAAGTTAAAAGAAGCAAGCTCTAAAGCTGAAAAGGCAGAGGCGTTTGCAAATAAATTCCGTGCTCGTGTGTTAGGCGATGAAATTCGTTCCGCAGCAGGGAAAGCGGGCGCATTAACCAGCGCTCAAGAAGATTTAATTTTACGTTCCAAAGGCATTTTTCAGATCAACGATGAAGGTCAGGCCGTAGCCGTTGATGAAGATGGCAATCCAATTATGGGTAAAGATGGTCGTACGCCATTATCACCTATTGAATGGATTGAATCCCTAAAAGAAAGTGCTCCTCACTTATTCCCCGCAGCCTCTGGTACAGATGCAGGGAAACATAAACAAGGTGGTGCGCATTTTAAACGCTCTCAAATGTCCGCTAGTGACAAGGCTGATTATATTCGCCGATACGGGCGTGACGCATATTTAAAACTTCCAAAAGAGTAAGGAAATATAAGCAATGGCTACGACGACTAATAATGATTTAGTAATTTATAACGATTTAGCACAAACTGCGTTTTTAGAACGCCGTCAAGATAATTTAGCAGTATTTAATCAGGCATCAAACGGCGCAATTGTGCTGGATAACTTGTTTATCGAGGGGGACTTCCGTAAGCGTGCCTTTTATCATATCGGCGGTTCGATTGAGCATCGTGATGTAAACTCTACAGCATCCGTAGAGAACAAAAAAATCGGCGCGGGCGAATCTGTTGATGTAAAAGCACCTTGGAAATATGGTCCTTATGCAACGACAGAAGAAGCATTTAAACGCCGTGGGCGTGATGTATCGGAGTTTTCTGAGTTGGTGGGTACGGATGCGGCAGATGCTTCACTAGAGGGTTACATTAAATACTCTTTAGCTGCGCTGGGTGCAGCAATCGGCAATAACAAAGAAATGGTGGTGACGGCTGATATTGCGACCGATGGCAAGAAAACGCTGACCAAAGGTTTACGCAAATACGGCGATAAATTTAACCGTGTAAATCTGTTTGTTATGCACTCAACCACCTACTTCGATATTGTTGATCAGGCCATTGACAACAAAGTGTATGAAGAAGCGGGTGTGGTTATCTACGGTGGACAGCCAGGCACATTAGGTAAGCCTGTGCTGGTAACGGATACAGCGCCAGTAGATGCCATCTTTGGTTTAGTGCCGGGTGCTGTGACTATCACTGAATCCCAAGAGCCGACTTTCCGATCTTATGAAATCAATGACAAGGAGAACTTGGAAGTTGGTTATCGTGGTGAAGGCGTGGTTAACGTTGGCGTTCTGGGCTATAGCTGGGATGAATCAAAAGGAAAAAACCCTGATTTAACACAGTTAGGCACCGCAGGTAACTGGAAGAAGCATTTCACTAGCAACAAATTAACCGCTGGCGTCATGATTAAACTGACTGCCGAAGAGGGAAAGTAACCCTGTCAGCGGATAAAACGTCCGCTATCGCTGACAGTACAGATACAGTAACGATCACTCTTAATTACACCAAGGGCAGCTCTCCAGTCGAAGGAGCTACCGTTAATTGGTCTACAACAGGTGGTAAATTAAGCGTTACTTCATCTAAGACGGGCAAAGCTGGTGGTGCGACAGTGAAATTAACTTCTGATTCACAGGGTGAATTTATTGTCACAGCCACTGTTGATGGTGTTGCACAAAATACTGATGCAATTACATTCACAGAAAAAACTTCTCCAGACGAGTAATTTAAGGGGCTTTGTGCCCCTCTTTTTTTTGAGGTGAGCATGATTGATCCTGATAAGAACTCTCCAATATTTAATAGCTACGCAAGTGTGGATGATTTGAAGAAATACGCTGAGGATAGAAATATCACTTTGGCAGATAGTGGATTAGAGGCATTACTAATTACGGCGATGGATTATCTTGAATCGCAAAAATGGTTAGGTAAACGAACTAACCCAAATCAACCTTTATCTTTCCCTCGCTCAGGGCTATCTCGCGACGGTGTTGCCATCCCAAGCGATCAGATACCAAAGCAATTAATCCAAGCTCAATGCCGTTTAGCGATTGAATCAGTAGAAAATGACCTACAGCCCACGTTAGGCGCTGAAATCACCTCAGAGCGAATTGAGGGCGCTATTACTGTGCAATATGCCGAAGGCACTAATACTGGCGCACCAAACTTTCCTTGGTTAAAAGGTTTATTGTCTGGCTTGATTGATGTCTCGGATGGATTTGCCATTAATACATTTGCAATGAGGTAGCCATGAACATTTATCAACGTGGGCAGAGCACAGCATTAAGGATGTTGAAAAAATATGGCGTTTCCTATCAGGCTAAGCGTGATGGTAAGCATTGGGTTGATGATGAGGGGCAGGAACACTTTGAGCCAGAAACGTTATTTTCTGTTGTCGGGGTAAAAACGCAATATAAACCTCACGAAATCGACGGAACACTTATTCTCTCCACGGATATTAAAATGATACTTCCTCCAGACATTGATATTCAGAAAGGGGATAAGCTGCTTATCGATGGCGTTTGGTTGCGCGTTCATGAGCCGAATCCTGTTAAACCCGCTGATATTATTATCTGCTATCAGTCTCAACTGAGGGCGTGACATGTCAGATCAGTTTATGAGGTCAATTAACTTATTTATCGATAAATCCAATGCAGATATTGAAACGGTTGTAAGAAAAACCAGTATTCAAATACTTGCTAGGCTCGTTGATATGTCACCCGTTGGGAATCCTGAACTATGGGAAGTTAATAGGGTTGCCTCAAACTACAATAAAGCAGTTTTTGAACATAATGAGTATCTAAAACAAGATCCTAATAATTTAACACCAAAGCGACGTCAATTAAAAAAGCGTGTTCGTGTTAATGGCTCTATGGATATTTATGTTCCTCCTGGTTATACAGGGGGGCGGTTTAGAGGTAATTGGCAGGTGTCATTTGATGCTCCAGCGGAAGGCGAAACGGGACGCATAGATAAGTCAGGCAATATGACAAAGGCGTTAGGCAACGTTGTTATTGAACAATTTAAGGTAGGAATGAAAGCTATCTATTTCACAAACAATGTGCCTTATGCTTACCGCCTTGAAATGGGGCATTCGAAACAAGCACCTAACGGTATGGTTGCTGTGACTGCTGAGGAATTTAGTCAGTTTTTCAACTCTGCCGTATCGGAAACTAAATCATGAATCAGTCAACGATTAATACTGAAATACGAAAGCTGGTGGCGAGTATTGGCAAGGATTTAAACCTAAAAATCGCATGGCCCAATCTTCCTTTTAATGATATTAACGCTCCCTATCTTCAACTCCATGTCATGCCAGCAGAAACGGATAACATCGGGTTATCTCTGGATATGCCTGTTTATCGTGGTGTTATCCAAATTAACGTAGTTGGGAAAGTAGGGGGTGGGGACGCTAAGATATCAACTATTGCTGATGACGTTAAAAACAGATTAGAAAATGGATTAACATTAGGGGAGGGTATCTACATTAACGGAGAGCCTAGCCAGTTCCCTCCAATTTCAGATGAAACAAATTATACCATTCCTATTCGTGCATCCTATCGATGTAATGCAATCCGATAACACCGCTTAATTGCGGTTTTTTTATACCTAAAATAGAGGTTAACAATGGCCTATAACATTCCTAATGGGTCGCGTGTTTACGTCGCAAGTAAATACGATGACGAAATTAAAATTACCGAGGCAACTAATGCCGAAGAAGCCGTACTAACAGTTGATGATGTGGGTGACATTGCTAAAGGCGATATTGTTCATGTTACATCTGGCTGGAAAAAAGCTTCGGGTGCTTTCCGTGTTGCAAGTGTCGCTGAATCTAAAATCACCTTAGAAGGTGTCGATACAAGTGATAAAAATGTGTTTCCTGCTGGTGGCGGTACAGGAACATTAAAGAAAGTATTGTCATGGGAAGTCATGCCACAGGTAATGACACTTTCTACAGAAGGTGGGGAACAGCAAACTCAAGAGGTTCAATTTCTTGAAGATGAGCAGGCAGAAACTATCGATACCTATAAAAATGGTGTTGTACAGGTTTATACCTTTGCTCACGATGCTAAGCTGCCTATCCGTAAATTGCTAACAAAATTGGACGACAGTAAGCAAGTTACTGCAATCCGATTCTTCAATAAACGCGCAGAAGAAGATCGCTATTACACAGCTTCAATTTCATTCCAGCGTGTGCCAAACACTGCTATCAACGAAGTTGAAAACGTAACAGCGCGATTCTCACTTAAATCTGAAATGCAGATTTATACCAACGCATCTTAATCAATAAATACTCACAACAGCCCCGAAACAGGGGCTTTTTAAGGACTGATAATGCCTAAATTTACACTCGTCCCAAATCCAACCTTCAAAGCTAACGTTAAAATTCCTGTTGCCGGCAAAGAAAAGCCAGAAGTAGTTACATTCACATTTAAACATCACTCAGTAAGTGAGCTTGATGGAATGCGAGAAAAACCGATTTCTGAGTTCTTTGAGCAGATTATTGCTGACTGGGCGATCGAAGAGCCATATAACAAAGAAAATTTAAACATATTGTTAGATAACTACCCTTCAGCCTCTCGTGCTATTTCATCAACGTATTACAACGAACTGATGGGTAATCGTGAAAAAAACTCTTAACGGTCGCCGAGGCGATGTATGGCGGAATGAGTTCAAAAGAATCGGCTGAGTTCGAGCGCGCTTTTGGCTTTCCGCCAGATATTGAAGATGTTGAAATCTGGCCTGATGTTTGGGATTCGTATCAAGTATTTTCAGCCATGAATACACAGTGGCGTGTAGGCATGAATGGTATCACAGGCTTGGATTACAACCCATTAAACCAAATAATGGACTTACTCAACATCAAAGATAGAGCGACCGTTTTTAGCGATATCCGCATTATGGAAGCTAAGGCGTTAGAGGTGATGCATAAGAGGTCGCAATGATGAGCTGATCAGTGGCAAACGTCGATTAGTGAGTAGGAAGAGAAAGTAGCCAATTATCAGGCTTGAGATATTTTATAGTAAAGGTAGGAATATGAACAAAATCCTAAAGCAGTATCGACATATGAAGGTGCCTTTATTTGAATCTGGATATATTATCTATTGTGGCTCTTGGGATGATTGGCGATCTCTACATGAAAAACTAGGCATTGATGGTGGGGATAGTTTTGTTAACGGTGCAAGTCATACAGTTACTAACACTCAGTGTGTACTCCATATTATTGGTGTGTTTAACGGTAAATTATCTACTCTAGTTCACGAATGCGCACATATAGCGTTCGACATTTGTCACCGCGTCGGTGTGAGCGTTGAAACAGGAGCCGCGAATGAAACATTTTGCCATCTTATTAGTAGGATGGTGGATTTCTGTGTTAAACCCAAAAAAGCCGACGTAGGCCGGCTTTAATTATTACAACAGGTTAAGGACGCTTACTGTTTGGTGTTCTTTTTTCAAGAACCCATGTGTTGCCTGATTGCGTTGTTGGTGGTAGCTTTTCGTTGTCTCTCACTGTGGCATAATTGTTTTTTAAACCGCCACGAGGTCCAACTTCTCGATAGATACCGCCATCTTTACCTGTGTTTTCACCGGGTTTTTTACCCATAATAAAAACTCCTTGTAATGCTCGTTATTGAGCAGAACAAATATTAGACGTGAATTTAATTAAGTCAAATATCCGTACAAAGTAAATGGGGCTGCTACTAACCTGATGACGTTTGGTCCTTTATTGTTTTTTGAAAGTGCTAATCCCAGCCTTGTCCGAAGATAGCCGAACGGTGGATTTGAGCCGTTTTGTAGGTAGTGGTACTGTGTTTAGATACAGTTTAAATTTCCTCTAAATAGAGATTTATCTCTTGTGATAGATAGTGATACTCCTCTCGGAGGCACAAACTTTTATTGAAGTTAACTAAATGTTGTTTTACGATAGCTCCAGTTATATTTAGCAATTTGATGTAACCATGAACTATAGTCTTCAACTAAGCGGAGGTGTCATATGACAGCAACAATGCGCAGATATCTCATAGCTATGGGTAGCGTAATGGACTTAGCTCCTGCTACAAATTACAGAAGAATGGCAGCTCAAGGGCGAGACCAAGACCGCCTAAAAAAAGATATCGAAGCCGTAGGGAAAGATATGAGCAAGGCTATTTCTCAACTTGTGAGTGAAAGTGATGAGTTCAGAGCAAGAACAAGATAAGCATCACACGATAATGTCGGAAGAGGAATTAACAGGGGCGGTCGCTAAAATAGAAAGCGCAGTTGAAGAGAATCCAGCTGTTCTCGAGAGACTGTTGGACCGCCCTAAAATAATGTCAGTTATCCAAAAACGTGAAATATTCCACGGACCTCTCCCACACCCAGATCACCTTAGGCAATACGAAGAAATTGTTCCTGGCATGGCTGAGAGAATACTTTCTTTCACAGAGGCTGAGCAACGCTTCAGGCATGAAACACAAAAAACTGCACTGAATGGCGCTATCAAAAAAGACAAAAGGGGGCAATGGATGGCTTACTCCTTGTCATTGCTTATTTTTTTGCTTGGTGGGTACCTTATGTGGAAAGGTGAGTATGGTGCAGGTGCGGGGCTAATAACTATGAATGTTATTGGACTTGCTGGCGTTTTTGTTTTTGGAAGAAAAGCAAAACAACCCACCCCTGATGATGAATAACCAAACCAACCCACTCCGGTGGGTTTTTTGTTGCCTGAATATCTCAAATTATTGATATTGTTTGATTGTTCTAAATTGAAATGACCGACCTACAAAATAATTGTAGGTAACTACAAAAGTTTTGTAGTTCAAATATTGAGCGACTCCTAAAGGGTTTTACAAAAAAGTTGTAAAACTTATCTTGTGTAATTTATTGATATAGTTTGATTATAGCGAATCGCGAGAATTGATAGCCCATCCTTGGGCGTTACTACTATTGTTATGCAATTAACGGAGTGTTTAAAATATCTCCGCTTTTCTCACCTTGCATAACTTGGGTGCGTAGACGGAAGTTTTGCAGTAACTCAATAAGCGCATTAGAGTCACGTTGTAATTTTTGAATGTATTCAACACTGACAACGTTATGACCATCAACGCTAACTACTTGTTGCTTTCCATTTTTATAAGAAACTAACCATCTTCCTTCTTTTGGTATGGTTACGGTGATTGAGTTTTGATTTGGTTCAAAAAGTATATTTTCTTCCTGTTTAGGAATGTATTCACCTTCAAGTACAAACTTGTGAATATACTCAACCGCATCTGGTATCTGATCTACTGTTAATTCTTCAATGCTACTAACATTGAATTTCTGGTGAACAAGAGAATAGGCTTCTGGGTACATGATGCCTTTCTTGCTAACCAGTAGATTAACAGCATTCTTTAATGGGTTGCGTTCCTGAACAGTTGATTTGTGTTTTTTCTTAACCTCACCAGTAGTCCAATATTCGTAAAGTACATCGTCACACTCTTCTTGATACTTGATTACTTTATCGCGGATCTCTGGTTTTACCTTGTTAGGGCTGATAGTGTGAAGCCAGCCTGCAAGTTTACGGAGAGCTAGGCAAATCATATTGCGCTCCTTGCCGTCTGCGGCAACTATCACGATTTCCGTGATGGTTGATTTAAATCGTTGTTTTATCTTCTCAAATTGAGATTGCCAAGTTAATCCCATACCTTCGACGATAGGTTTCATCGGTACATATGGCTGACCTTTATAATTCACAACATATAAATTGTTACCGTGGAAAGGTACATTGATAGTTGATATAGTATTCATGGTTCGTTTCCTAATTTTTCGAATCAAACTAGAAGCCCTGACTATTGCAAGTAGTTAGGGCTTCGCTATTTTACATGCTTAAAAGTCATAGACAGTCATCATTAATCATGTAAAATATATCTTATACTCAAAACAACACTTGTCAATACTATTGATGACTAATTATGATTAAAAATAACTCTATTGCAAAAAGACTAACTGAACTAAGGGCGCAAAAAGGCTTGTCACAAAGTGAGCTTGCCGAATTGTCAGGTGTGGCACCGGCTCAAATATCTAGATATGAATCAGGTATTAATGTGCCAAGAGCCCACATTATTGCCAAATTAGCGAAAGCTCTTGGTGTTCAGTATTCATTTCTAGAGAACGGATTTTCTATGGATGGTGAGAATCTTTTAACGCAAATGTCCATGAATAAAGACAATACTGCAACAATATCACTTGAACTGGATAATGAGACCCTAGAGATTGCTAAAAAATCGGCAGAAATCAGAGGAATATCATTAGAAGATTATTTGAAGTGGCTTCTAGTGTATGGGATAACAGGCCCTAAATAACGAACATTCTTGATAAATTAAAACAATAGGGTGGTTTAGTGGGTAATAAAAAAGATAGTGGAAATTTCCATCTTTGCTGTAAATAAGATCAGTAACACCTTGCTTAAAACAAATGGTTAAATGTATTCACATTTTACTAATAAGTGTTGCTCATGAATACAGAAAGAATAGCTTTTTTACACCCATATAATCCTAGTGATGATGAGTCTCCGTTACTGTCTTTTGATTGTGACGAAATACCTGTTGTGCTTGATTTCCATTTCAAGGTGTTCATGTTAGACCTTAAGGATGATGAGCCAATATCTCTTCAAAATAGGTTGTTTAGGATTGATGGTGAAAAAATAACTCCAATTTGTGATCCGAAATCGATATTAATTAAGGTAAAGGATACACAAGGGAAGCCTAATGAAGTAATGGCATCCATAAAACTCACCTTTGAAAAATGTAAATTTATAGAAGAAGGAACCTACTTTATTGAGTCATCATTTATAAAAAATGCAGAGATGATAAACAGCAATAGAGCTTATTTCAAAGTGAGTAAAATAAATGAATAATCAAGCCATTGACTCTAAATTAAGTAGAAATAGATTAAGAATAGTAAAGCCTAATGAAAGGGCTGAGGATTTTTATACTACTACCTATGGTGGCGATGGTGGAGGTGGAGATATGGAATTACGAGTAGCTAAATTAGAGTCTGATGTTGAATACATTAAGCGCGACATCAGCGAAATTAAAGACGATATAAAAGATATTAAAAAGGATGCTAAATCCGATTTCCGTATGTTATTTGGTGCGATCATCGCTGTTGCATTAGGTTTGGCTGGATTAATGGCTAAAGGATTTGGTTGGTTATAACAATTTGCTCCCATTTGCGACTACACTCGGCTACCATTAAGAAAACTAAATAAAGAACTGAGAGGACGGGATGAAGAAGTTATTGAATATTAGTGGGGTGATTGCTTTGCTGGTTAGCTGCTTGTTTTTTAGCACAACAACGTTAGCAGTAGAGAAAAAAATATCAGCCCCATTTGGATTAAAATGGGGGATGACATACAGTGATGTGCTCAGCAAAACTGGAAATATAAAGTTAATTGGTAATGAAAAAAATAGAGTGAAAGAGTATCTCATCAAAAATGATTCCTCATTAATTGATGGTCTGGATATGTACAGTGTAAGTATTGACGATAAGTATGGATTAATTAATGTAGATGCATTGATTTATGTGTATGACGATGATGATAGTAAAGTTATTGAGAAATATAACATATTAAAACAAGCATTATCTTCAAAGTACAGTGAACAATATTCTGAAGAATACTTATGGAAGAATAGAACAAGAGGAATGCTTACTCTACCAGAATGCCTAAATAATGAGGGTTGTGGTAAATATGTATCTTTGTTTCAAGGTAATGACTCCAGTAGTGTTATGATTATGTTGAATGCCACTGGCGATAATAGGTCAGTTATTATATCTTTGTTTTACAAATCTGAATTTATTGAAAAAATAAAACAAGAAGAAAAAAAACAGAATGAAATAATGATTAAGGAAAAATCAGACGCTTTGGCAAACTCTCTATAATACCATATTCTAAAATACAACCACCTTCGGGTGGTTTTTTTATATCTGGAGGAAATTAAATGGCAGATATAGCAACAATATCATTAAAGGCTGATACGTCAGATCTGGAGCGTGGCACACAAAAGTTAAAGGAGTTCGGCGATACAGCAGAGAAGGTAAGCGGTTCTTCGCGAAATTTAAATGACCAGTTTAATAGAGGGGTTGATCATCAAAAGAGAGCAGCCGACGCGATAAAGAGGCAAAAGAAAGAACTTGATGACTTATTAAATTCAATAAATCCAACCAATAAAGCATTTGATGCGCTTGATAAAGCCACTCAAAAATTAATAGAGGCAAATAAAAAAGGGATATTACCAAAGGATCAGTTTGCAGACTATAACGCCATACTTGAACAGACTAGAGATAAATTAACACGAGTTAATATGTCCCTTACTGCTGAAGGGCGGGCGTTGTTAGCTCAAGAGGCAGCAACAAATAGAGCCAAGCAAGCTGCTGATGATTTTTTAAATTCACTGAAAAATCAAACTGAAATTATAGGCAAAACGAGGACAGAGATTTTAGAGCTAAAAGCGGCTCAACTTGGCGTGTCGCAACAAGCCGCGCCGATGATCAACAAGCTAAAAGAGCAAGAAAAAGCATTCTTAAATGGCTCAATCACTATTGGTCAATATCGAAACGCTATGCGACAACTACCAGCCCAAATGACAGATATTGTTACGTCATTAGCATCAGGAATGCCTGTTTGGATGGTGATGATACAACAAGGGGGGCAAATAAAGGACTCATTTGGTGGTGTCGGTAACTCACTAAAAGCGTTAGCATCACTTATTACCCCTGCAAGAGTTGCTATGTTTGGTTTTGCTGGTGCTGCGGCAGCTGTGGCGTTAGCCGCGTATAAAGGGTCGCAAGAATTTGGCGAGTATAATAAGCAGTTAATTCTTACTGGTGGTTATGCAGGAAGAACAGCTGCACAGCTGGATGCTTTGGCTAGAAGCTTATCGGGGAATGGGATAACTCAGTATGGAATGGCTGATACTATTTCAAAAGTAGTTGGCTCTGGTGCTTTCTCGGGCCGAGATGTTGACATGGTATCTAAAACCGCTGCTGCTATGGAAAAAGCCGTTGGTCAATCGGTTGATGAGACAATAAAGCAATTTCAGAGATTGCAAGAAGATCCAGTTAAAGCAGTCACTGAATTAGATAAATCATTACATTTTTTAACTGCTACCCAATTAGAACAAATAACCACACTTCAGACGCAAGGAAAAGAGCAAGAAGCGGCTAAAATGGCTATGGAATCATATGCCAATGCTATGGATGAGCGAACCAAACAGATAAAGGAAAATCTAGGTACGCTTGAAAAAGCTTGGCAATGGGTTGGCAATGAAGCTGAAAAAGCATGGGATAAAATGTTAAATATCGGCAGGGAGAAGACTCTTGAGCAGCAAATTCAAGAGTATGAAGAAGCTTTAATTGAAGCTCAAATAAAACCTGCTGGAAAAGATATACTACGATACAAAACAGGGTTAACCGTAGATGAAGTTAAAAGTAAACTCGCTCTATTAAAAGAAAAACAGACTCAAATCGCTATAAAAAATGCAAGTGAAAAAGCCGCAAGAGATGAGGAAGAGCGTAAAAAGGCGCAATTTAGAGCCGATCAAGAATTAAAGCGACAATACGAAACCGCAGAGGAAAAGCACCAGAGAACACTCAATGAGATAAAAAATAACGCGTATGCATCTCAAGCTGCAAAAGATGAAGCCATCCGCCGAGAGAAAGAGCGTTACGAGAAAGAAAAAGCCAAAGGTAAAGGTAAAACCCCAACCTACCGACCAGATTATGGTACTAGAGTAGATGAATCAGCAAATCAAGCCCTACTATCCCTGCAAGCACAATTGAAGGTGCTAAAAGAGCATAAAACAGTCAGTGATGTGATTAGCTCTGAGCGTAAAAAACTTTGGGATATGGAAGCGAAAATATCAATCCTTGAGGAGGCTCAGAAAACAAGACAGTTAACCAAGGACGAAAAGGCGTTGCTTGCTAAAAAGGACTACATTCTTGCTTCTCAAGAAGCACTGGCCATAGCTGGTGATGAGGTTAAGCTTCAGGAGTTACATAATCGTGAGTTAGATAAACAACTTAAACGTGTTGAAGAAATTAATGCCAGAAGTCGCGCCTTAGAGTTGGGAGCTGGTAAGTCTGGCCGCATGTATCAACGAGACATCGCACTAGAGAAAGCTAAATCACCAGACGAGAGAAAAGCTTTAGAGGAGTATTATGCTAAGGAAGACTCTATTCGTGCTAACTGGGAGTTAGGCGTTAAGAAAGGCTTTGCTGAATTCCAAGATCAGGCCACAAACGTTTACGGTAACGTAGCTCAAATTAGTCAATCAGCATTCCAAGGCATGAGTAACAGTCTCTCTGATTTTGTATTGACGGGCAAAGCTAATTTTGCTGACTTCACTCGCTCATTCTTAGAAATGACCACCAAGATGTTAATGCAGATGGCTATGCTAAATGCTATGAAAGCGGCATTTGGTGGTAGTGCGGTAGGTAATTTCTTTGGGTTTGCAAGTGGTGGTTATACAGGCGATGGTGGAAAACATGATCCAGCGGGTGTAGTACATAAAGGCGAGTTCGTCTTTACCAAGGAAGCAACGCAACGATTAGGTGTAGATAATCTCTATCGACTAATGGATGCAGGAAAGAGAGGTTATGCTTCAGGTGGTCATGTCGGTGGTTCTGCGCCCATGTCGGTTACACAGCCAACAGCATTTATCGCTCGCAATCCTCAAATTGCTGGTGGTGGGGTGAATGTGACAATTGATATGAGCGGCGTCAAGATTGAAACCGAACAGCAACAAAGTGCAATGCCAAATATAGATGTGAGAGCTGCTGAGCAATCGTTAAAGAATAAAGTTAAAAGCCTTTTTATTAGTGAAGGGCGAGAAGGTGGTGATTTGTACAAGATCATTAAAGCAGTATCAGGAAATAGATAATCATTTAATAAGAGAGGTATTTATGAAATTAAAATTAGGAAATATTTGTATTCGTCCAGAAGATAAAGAAATTAGCATTCCAGTAGATGTATACATGGGAAATGAAGCTGATTTTGAACCACCAAAAGCATATCTGGTTTATCAAACTAGCTTTGATGCTAATAAGCCTCTTTCGGAATATTTTAAAGAATCCGAAGAATATGCAAGAAAAACAATTAAAGAATTAAACCAATAACAGCCACCAAATTCTGTGGCTTTTTAATGAGAGGTAGTTATGAAAATCAAAGTAGAGTTCCCATTGTTATCAAACAAATTTTCAGGAGTGGAAATTACAGGGGATGTGAAAAGATATGGCATTGGGGCTATAAAAATAAGTGAAAAACCTATATTAACGTCAGAAATTACAGTAACGGAGATAGTGGGAAATAATACCCCAGATGAAGAACCAAAGTTACAATTTAAGTACACAGAGGATTATAACCCAAATGAAACATTTGCTTCATTTATGGGGAGAGCGGAAAAATATGCAAGAACCATGATAGATCGCATAAAGGCGGCACAGTAACCGCCTTTATAATATGGTACTAATTATGTAAATGTGACTGAATGATACCAAACGCCTCGATAGTTACAGGACTATCATGCGATACTCTATTTAATTCACTAATAAGTTTTTCTTTTTCAATATCAGACATATTCCTAATCATTACTTGAATTATATACTCTAAAGCAAGAGTACGTGTTTGAAGGGCCTCTATGTCTTTTGCCATTTCACTAACTAACATATTCAATTCTCCATCGAAGTAAGTCAGCCATTCCTTCGGTAAGTTTCTCTGGGCTGAATATATAAAATAACCTAATGGATATTTATTAATATCCTGATATTTGATCAGGCGGCTTTGTATCGCCTTTTTTATTGGAGTAACCAATGGAAGAGTTTAAATGGCGAACACAAATACAAGATTCGCCAAGCGGTGAGTTCAAGCATCGCATTAAAGAAGTTGAATTTGGAGATGGTTACAAACAAGTTGCTGGTGATGGTATTAATCCAGAATCTCAAACGTGGCCATTTGCTTATATGGGACTAAAAGATGAGGTGATGCCTATTTTTAAATTCATTCGGCGACACACAGCAAAATCATTTATTTGGACGCCTCCATTTGGTGAAAAAGGGCTTTATCGTGTTAAAGCTGATTCAATAACGATGCTCCCCATCTCTGATGGAGTAATGAAATTGACAGCTACGTTTGAACAGGCATTTAGCGCATGAATATCACAGCAGATGTACAAAAATTAGAGCCGGGTAATAAGGTTCAATTAATTGAGGTGGATGGCAGTGAGTTTGATGGGCCCATTCTTCGCTTCCATGCTTACAATCTACCTCATACACCAGAAGAGATAGAGCAATCTAATGGTGATATCAAGCCAAAACCAATTTGGTGGCAAGGCAATGAATACGGGGCATGGCCTTATGAAGTTGAAGGAATGGCAAAAAATAGTGATGGTAGTCCAGCGAGACCATCTCTAAAGGTTGCCAATATAGATGGCTTAATTTCATCTCTATGTCTTCAGTTTGACGACATGGTGCAAGCCAAAGTGACTATTTATGAGACATTTGCTCACTATCTTGATGCTAAAAACTTTCCTGAGGGAAATTCAACAGCTAATCCAGACGAATGCTTTAAACAAGTTTATTACATCGATCGTAAAACTAATGAGGCGGCTGGCGAATCCGTAGAGTTCGAGCTGTCTAGCCCGTTTGATTTGCAGGGAGTAATGATACCCGTTCGACAAATTCATAATCTTTGTTACTGGTGCATGAAAGGCGATTATCGTAGTGGTAATGGGTGCTCATATTCAGGGAATAAATATTTTGATGAGAGAGGAAACCCTGTTGATGATCCAGCGCTAGATAGTTGTGGTGGGCTTATTAGTGATTGCAAAAAACGCTTTGGTGAGAATGAGCCATTAGATTTTGGAGGGTTTCCCGCTGCGGGGTTAACGAGATGATCACAAAAAAATTAAGAGAATCGATATTTGAACATGTAAAAGCCGAATATCCCAAAGAAGCTTGCGGAGTTATCTGTCAGAAAAGTCGAGTTAAAAAATACTTTCCTTGTAGCAATCTTTCAGATAACCCAACAGAGCATTTTGAGCTTTCTCCAGAAGATTACGCTCTTGCTGAGGACTGGGGTGAGCCAATAGCAATTGTGCACAGCCATTGTGGTGATGGTGTAACGACTCAACCTAGCGAAATAGATAAATTACAGTGTGATGCAACTGGATTGCCTTGGGTGATCGCATCATGTCCAGAGGGTGATATTCGAATTATTTACCCTCGAGGTGAGCGTGAATTAGAAGGACGTCCTTTTGTGCTGGGTTATGCTGATTGCTGGTCGTTAATTATGGATTACTACCACCAAAAACACGGTATTGAGTTACATAACTACAGCGTTGATCGGCATTGGTGGGAAGAAGGCGAAAACCTGTATATGGATAACTACGAGAAAGCGGGTTTTGTTGACGTCACTGGCGAGCCGAAAGAGGGCGATATGGTGATTATGCAAGTGCAAGCCGATGTGCCTAATCACGCTGGTGTGATTATGAATGGTATGCTACTTCATCACTTATATGGACAACTGAGCAGACTGGTTCCTTACAGCGATTACTGGCGAGATAGGACTGTAAAAATTGTTCGGAGGAAAGAGTTTGTATGAGCCTAAAAACAATACGTCTATATGGTGTTCTTGGCGCAAAATTTGGGCGTGAACACAAATTAGATATAGATTCACCTCGCGAAGCAATTAAGGCACTCTCTGTGCTTTATGATGGGTTTGAGCAGTTTCTTGCTAATGCACATCTGAAAGGGCTGGAGTTTGCTGTATTTAAGGGGAAACGAAACATTGCTGAAGATGAATTACATCTTGATACCAAAGAAGAGATCCGCATAGCACCAATCATTAAAGGAAGTAAACGAGGCGGATTCTTTCAAACTATGCTGGGTATTGCCATGATCGGTGTCGCGACATTTGCCCCTTGGGGGGCTGCTTTGTGGGCGAGCGATTTAATCGGAACCATAGGTTTAGGTGTAGCACTTGGTGGTGTTTACCAGATGCTTTCACCTCAACCGCGAGGTCTATCAATGAGGCAAGATTCAGATAACAAACCATCTTATGCCTTTGGCGGAGCTGTAAACTCTACTGCGCAAGGAAATCCAGTTCCTTTACTTTATGGATTGGACAGGCGAGAGGTGGGAGGGGCAATCATTTCCGCAGGTATTTATACAGAAGATCAGCAATAACATAAACAAATTTCAGAATAGCCACTATGTGGCTTTTTTTATGGGTGAAATATGGAATTAATTCATGGTGCAAAAGGTGGTGGCGGTGGCGGACATACGCCCACGGAATCACCAGATAGCTTACTTTCTGAATCAACAGCTAAGATTTTATTGGCTATCTCAGAAGGTGAAATTGCTGGTGGCTTAGACGATACTCGTATTTTTCTTGATGATACACCGATTGGCAATGCGGACGGTACTAAGAATTTTGAGGGTGTCACTTGGGAATTTAGACCGGGTAGTGAACACCAAGAATACATTCAGGGTATCCCATCAGTAGATAGCGAAACATCGGTAGGATTGGAATTAAAAGACGATCAGCCCTATGTGCGGAGCATTAATAACACTCAGCTATCTGCTGTGCGCATTAGACTATCTGTTCCTCAATTGTTTCAACAACACGATAATGGGGATACTACAGGCTATAGAATTGAATATGCTATTGATTTATCTACAGATGGTGTTGGATATAATGAGGTGTTGAGGTCTGCTTTTGATGGTAAAACAACTAGCGAGTATCAGCGTACGCACCGCGTTGATTTGCCCAAGGCAAATACAGGTTGGCAGATCCGCGTCCGACGATTAACTAAGAATCAGAATACAGCCAGAATTGCTGATAAAGTTACTATTTCTGCGGTAACAGATGTTATCGATGCTAAATTGCGTTATCCAAATACGGCCCTATTATTTATCACCTTCAATGCGCGTCAATTTAATAATCGCATCCCTAAAATTAGTGTTCGTCCAAAAGGTGGGTTACTGATTAAAGTGCCAACTAATTATGATCCAATTAACCGGACCTATTCGGGTGTGTGGGATGGTACTTTTAAGCTTGCAGCAACCAATAATCCAGCGTGGGTATTTTATGACTTGGTTTTAAATAACCGCTATGGGTGCGGTGATCGTATTAAAGCTTCGCAGATTGAAAAGTGGGATTTATACAAAATAGCACAATATTGTGATGAGTTAGTGCCAGATGGTCATGGTGGTGATGGTAAGGAGCCTCGATTCCTGTGCGATGTTTATGTTCAATCGCAAGAATCAGCATACCAAGTACTGAGAGATATAGCGGCTATTTTTCGTGGTATGACATTTTGGGCTGATAACAAGGTTAATGTTGTCGCTGATATGCCAGATAGTATTTTTAGAACGTTTACCAATGCCAATATTGTTGGAGGTAAGCCTGCATATTCAGGAGGTAGTCAGCAAAATCGATATACGCAAGCATTAGTTTCCTACACAGACACCAATAACCACAGTAATGATGCGATTGAGGCTGTGGCCGATATTAAACTACAGCGTCGTTACGGAGTACGCAAAACTGAAATATCAGCGATAGGTTGCACTCGACAGACGGAGGCTAACCGTAGAGGTCGCTGGGCGTTACTCACCAATGCTAACGACAGAGTTATTAGTTTTGCGACAGGATTAGAGGGGGCAATACCTTCTCCTGGTCATATCATTGCTGTTGCCGACTCAACGTTAGCTGGAAGAGATAATGGTGGACGTATATCGCGTGTAGAAGGCAGAAAAATAACACTTGATCGCAGAGGCAATATTAAAGCTGGTGATAGGTTGATTGTTAATTTGCCAAACGGGCGCTCAGAGGGAAGAACCGTATCACTGGTTGCTGATAATATCATTACAGTTTCAACGGAGTACTCACAGGAGCCAGAGAAAAATGCAGTTTGGACAGTTGATGCTGATGATTTAGCATTACAACTTTATCGGGTCGTTAACATTACTGATAATGGCGATAATACATACACTATTACTGGCGCAATCCATAACCCAAGCAATTACGATCACATTGACTCTGGTGCCAGAATAGATGAGCGTCCAATCACCATTGTTCCACCGGGTGTGCAAGCACCACCTAAAAACATTCGTATATCATCCTATTCTCACGTTAATCAAGGCATTTCATTCACTACTCTGCGCGTTGATTGGGATGCAGTTGATAATGCCATTACCTATGAGGCTCAATGGCGGAGAGATAATAATAACTGGGTATCAATGCCAAGATCATCAACATGCGGGTTTGAGGTTGATGGCATTTATGCTGGTCGTTATCAGGTGAGAGTTCGTGCGATAAATGCGTCTGAAATATCCAGTATTTGGGCTAACGCACAAGAAACAATGTTAACAGGAAAAATGGGTAACCCTCCAAAACCGGTTAACTTCAGAACGTCACCATTAGTCTTTGGCATTAAGTTAGATTGGGGGTTTGGTGAAAATACAGGGGATACTTTAAAAACTGAAATTCAGTACAGCAAAACGAATGATGGTGAAGGCCTGATGCTGTTGTCTGATGTTCCTTATCCCTCAAAAACCTATGAGATGGCAGGCTTAGCTGCTGGAGTGGTGTTTTATTTCAGGGCTAGGTTGGTGGATAAAACAGGCAATCAATCTGAGTGGACTGATTTTATTCGCGGGGAGTCAGAATTTGACACTAGCACCATATTGCCAGAACTCGGCAATCATTTCATGACAACTGAGGCAGGCAAACAACTCAGCGAAGAACTGAAATGGAATACGGAGTCTATTGCTGAACTTGTTAATGCCACCTATTCGCTATCTACGGATGTATTGCGATATTCCGCTAATGCTCAAGCCGGTATTACTCAACTACAACAACTCCGAGTTTCTGATAATGAAGCATGGGCGCAGGATATTAAGCGTGTATATGCATCAATAGAGGATAACGATAAAGCCTTACGTGCAGAAATTAAAGAAACTCAAACATCAATAACCGAGTTAAACAAGGCGTTCGGACAAACAACTACGGAGATCCGCACAGAATTAAAAACAACTAACCAAAATTTAGCTGATACCAACCAGAAGTTAGACAATATAGATAAAGAAGTCGGTCGCGTTCGTGCTGATGTTTTAACGAATAAAGAGGCGATATCTGAAACGAATAAAGCCATGGCTAAATCCGAAGAGCAGGTACAAGCGCAATTCGGCAAACAGCAGGGCATGATTAACCAAAAAATGCAGGCTGAATTTAGTCAAACCGGTGACGGTGTAGTTACCCATTCCATCAACATTACGATTGTTCATAACAACGTGAAATACAACGCAGCAGGGCAAGTGATTAGCGCCCAAGTTAAGAACGGGAAATTAGAGTCATACATAGGCTATAACGCGAATAACTTTGCTTGGTATAACCCTGTAAATGGCAAGATGGAATTGTTTATGGCTGCCAAAAATGGGCAGTTCTTCATTAGAGAAGCGTTTATTGGTGATGCAACTATTACCAGTGCAAAAATAGCTGATGTATTGCAATCAGCCAATTTCAGCCATGCAAACAAGGTGGGCTATCAACTTAATATGCGTACTGGTGAAGAAATTAAATATGGAAATAACGCTCAGGGGTACTGGATTGAAACAAACATATTAAAACGTTTGTTTGATAAAAACGGCACGATGCGTATCAGAATGGGGATATGGTAATGGGCATGGGTTTAGAAATTTATGATGAGAAAGGGCGACTCATTATTGGAGAAGACACTATTATACCGCGCCACCTGGGGCAATTTGATCTTCCTTTGTCCCAATATGGATCTCTTACTATTCCTGAGATTTCCTTAGGAGGTGAGGTTGTTTGCCATTTCTGGCTACGGTATCGCTCTCGATTTAGTGGTGAGTTTCATGTAGATAAACCTAATGAGAGAACGGAATACTCCATATCTGGGAACACGTTAAACTACCGCGTTGATTACAATATCTATCGCTGGGAGAATAATGGTTCTGGTGGCGGGCAGACACAAACGCATGACTCATTCTCAAGTCATGTTGTCGTATGGGTGGTGTGAAATGGTTGGTGTAGAAATTTACACAAATAATAGACTAATACAATTAACCGATAAGCTCGAAACAATTTGTGTCTTAAAAAAACTAACTCCTGATGAACTAACGACAGCCTCAGGTCCTTATGATAGCTATCCGAGAATCTATGCATTAAATAATCAATGGGCAGTTGCTCCGATTTCCAAGGTGAACATCCCTCAGCACGGAGTTGGTCTTGAAGTTTATGATGAGCAAGGGAAAATTAAATTTTCATCTCTTGCCAAGTTGGTCTGCTTTGAGAAATATTATGATGTCAATGCGGGGAGCGCTGGCAAAGGCTCATTAAGAATCGCAGGAAAAAGTGGTCATCGGTATGGCATGATTAAGACTCGCTCTATGGGGTATTTTCATAATACAAACATACGAAGCTACATAGACCCTGACACGTGGGATGAAGTTTGGACATTCAAAAGATATAGCGAGCGTTATGTCTTGGTTGATGATGTGGGAGGGTTAACATTTGAGTATCGATACGAGTTCTTAGGAGAAGAGGATGGTTGGATAAGTATGCCTCCGAGTCGAGAAGGTTCTGGATTAATGGAACAAGGGCTTATGATAGACGTTTCAATGTTAGAAGATTAAATACCGCGCTAATGCGGTTTTTTTGTATCTAAATTTTAGGAAAATTATTCTCATGATATACACAACAGGCACTGTTAGCACAGTGTCAGGGTCTGCTATTGTCTCTGGCACAGGTACTAAATGGACAGTTAATAATCCCGCTATTCGCTCAGGCACCATTATTTTAATTAAAAATGGTAATTCTAATTTTATTTATATGGTGGATAGAGTTAATAGCGATACAGAATTAGTCATTTCACAACCGGCTACATTTACCGTAAAAAACACCAGTTACAGTATTAATCTCACTGAGCCGAACTCATACAGCGACGCTAATAATCGTATGACTGCTATTGCATCAGATACGACGTATTTTCTGCGAGCAATGGATCAATGGATGATGAATAACGATGTGGTGACAGTGGAGCTATCTAATGGGCAAAAAGTAACGTTAGATAGCATTAAGAAGATGCAGGGGGATATTGGTAATAAAGCCGATTTATCAGTAACAGCAGAGCAAACGTTTAGGGGAATTATTAATGCGTCTAGAGTTTGTGCTCAACAAAATGATTATAAATATATGTTGGGAGTACGGGGAGGGCAGGCATTTCTAGATTACTGGGATGGTAAACAGTGGACTGGTGAAGTATTACACCCACAAAGACCCGGTATGATGATGCTGGTTAATGATTATGGTATGAATACTTCAGGAAACATAGAGGTAGTAGACTTCAATAATTTAAAAGGGTTTGGTTGGCATAATCAGCCTGCGACAGTGGACGCTGGTAAGAGTTTAAATCACCCAACGAAACGGGCGGGTAATTTAACTGTTTGGCGTGGCGCTGGTCAATCATCATGCATACAACATTGGATGGATTACTACACTGCTGAGGCACTATCTCGCACCTATTACTCATATGATGATAAGTGGAGTCGGTGGTATAAAACATATGGAGAACAAAATACGACAGTTGATCCCCAAGGATTCATAAAAAAAGCTTCCCCGATAGTTAACATCAACCCCGACGGCACATTCACCACTAACGATGAATCAGAAGGTGCTACAGTTACTCGAGTAGCTCAGGGTGAATATCTTATCGAAGGTGTACTCGGCTTTAACTCAGATGCAGGTTGGGGCGGTGTTGATGGTGGTATTGAAATTCCACTCGATGTTAATAAACAGCCGTTGATATGGGTAGACTCTAAAGTTATGGAGGACGGTTCTATCCTCGTGAGAACGTATCATCGAACTCACCCTAACGCACCTGAGTTTGCCAATAATAAAATTGACGGTTACAAAGATGGTGACCCAATTGATATCCCTGATGGTCGTTT